TTTTTTTTATATAACTTCAACCAATCGGAGATACTATGTGAAATAGAAACCTGAGAGAAGAATGTCAAGTGAGAAACTCAGGAAATGGTGATGGAAGGGAACAAGAAATGAAAGGAAAGGATGTCTGGGGCTTAAGACATCAGTTGATAGTGGTGCTCGAGAGCGAGCTCGGTGGTGTGTTCGCTGGACTCGGAACTGGAGTAGGGGGTGGCTAGAGCGAGATATGCCAGGTTCTTGTAGAAGGAGTAACGCTTGCCGAGGAATGTGAGGAGGTGACCGGGGATCGAGACGAGATGGTGGATGGCGACGACGGGACCAAAATGCATGTTGGGTGAGTGGGAGCGGAAGAAATCTTGGACGAAGGAGAGCGCCTCCAACTGGACGGGGGGTAGGTGGAACAACTCATCGCCGGCTCGGATTGACCACAGGAATTCGAGGAAATAGCTGTCGAGCACTTGAGGAAGTTGTTCTAAAGCCTCTTTCTGGATCAACTTGAGGGCGAGGATGAGCGGGGAACGAACGCAACCGAACGGGTACAGCAACCAGCCACAGAACTCGGGCCAAGAAGAATAGTGAGTCTTCCCGACTAGAGTAAAAAGGTGTTGGATGTTGTACCAAGCTGAGTCAATTTGGAGTTCGCCGAAGAAAAGAGAATCATCTCCAGCGAAGGCGCGGGCCACTTTAGGATCGGGTCGGTAGCGGAGTTCCATGTACGCCATGTTCCAGAAGGTGTTGAAATCGAAGGTTCCAAATTCTCCGGTAAACCGCATGACAGCTGAATGTCCAAACTCGGTGAACATGTCGACTTTGATCTCCTCGTACAGCGCCATGAGCTCTTGTGGGATGCCGCAATAGTCCATGAAGGCCAGCTCAAAGCCGAGGACCTCTGAGGTGCAACTCTGGTCGTATGCAGTGAAGTCGCAAGTGAAGGTCTTCGAGGTCGTAGCGTGAGTTCGACACCAGTCATCCATGTCCTGCGTGGTTTTCCCGCCATGAGTGTACACATTGTCGGGTAGGGTGCGGGCGAGAGTCGTCCGCATGTACCTAACAACGGGGCCGAGGTCGATGAGATTGGTCTCATGAGGGGTCACGAGAGATTGTCCGGCCTTGGCGTGGAGCTGGTTGATCGATGGCGTATGATCCTCGTCCA